ACCAGCTGCATCAAATGTTGCTGCGGCTAACACAGTAAATCCAATAAATACGTGACCCGTAGGTGGCTTTATAGCGTCTCCACCATCTGTACATACTGATCCCATAATGCTACCAGTCCAATCGTTTCTTACTATTGCCATTTTTTTATTTATTTATTTGTTAAACATTTATAATCCCATACCACTACCCATAACATCATTATTAGATGATTCAAATTTAGTAGGAGGTGTTTGATTATTTTTTTGATCTATTAATTCAGATTGTTGACTAGCACTCTGAGCTTGTCTTTCATCTTTACGATCTTCCTTAATTTTATCTTGAGCCTTTAGCATTTCAAGTTCTTTTTCTTTTATCTGCATGTTAAGTTTAAACTCATGATTCATTAATTCTTTTTTAAGCAACGCTTCTTTCTGCATTTCTTCTCTTTCAAGTTTAGACTTAGCTTCTTCTAAAGCTATCTTAGAATTATTAATACTCTCTTGCTTACTTACTTCAGCATCAGCAGCAGCTCTAGTTGTTTGTGTGTTAGCATCAGCCTGAGCTTGAATATTCTGTTGATTAAATTCCTGGTCTCTATTAACTTTTGTTTTTCTTCTGATTTTTAAAAGTTGATTAGCTAATTTAACATTTTTAACTTGTCTAATATCAATAGCATCCTCTAAATCAATACTATTTTTTTGTATTGCCATTTGAATATTATTTTCAAGCATTTGTTTTTCTTCTTCATCTGGCTCTAAATCAATAAATATACCAAAATCATGCAAGTGTAAATTAGACATATCTTCTAATGTACCAACATTATGAACACCGATCTGTTGAATAAAAGCATCTCTTGTTGGTGAGTATTCTAATATATCAGCAACACGTAAAGATAAACACTCACATAATTCTGATGTTATTAATAAACCACCATTTAATATGTGTCTTGTTGCAACATTTGAGTTTGCTGCTGCTAACTTTTGAACACCAACTAATGAGTATTCACTAGGTGTACTAGCATCTCTAGCTTCATTTAATCCAGTCACATCTCTTATCATCTGTAAATAATAGTTATATGCTTGTATTAATGCTTGCATTTTTTGACCACCAGATCCACTTTGTATTTCTTGTATAGGTATTTTACCTGGATTACCTTCACCCTCACTCGTAAGTGATCTACCAATAACACTACCAGTTTGAAAGAACATGTTTAGTGCTTCTTGTGGATTGTAATTTGTTCCATTGCCTAAATCAACTTCTGCTAAACCATCAGCATCTAAATAAACACCGTCTGGTACCATTCTTGATAATACTTGCTGTAGTTTTAAATGTGTTAACTGAATCATATCAGCAAAACCAGTTATTCTACTAACCAAAGATTCGATTCTACCTTTATACATTCTTGGTGCACACATAGCATAATTCATCTTTACTTTAGATGAATCACTTTTAGGGCGCATCATGTTTTTTGCCATCTCCCACTTAATTAATCTTTTTGTACCAACTATTAAAGCACCCTCATATAACACCTCAACTGATCTTGATAGTTTTCCAAATCTTTCATCGTGTACTTCTAATGGTGGATTAAATGAATCGTCTTTTATTAATACTTTTGATCCACCCATTGGTGTTTCTTTTATCTTGTAAACCTCGTTAGCATATGTTTTATAATTAAAATAAAGTACTTGTACTGAGTTTTTATCTAAATATGTTTTATCATAAACATTGCTTCTATGTCTATATGTTTCGTGAATACCTTGCTTTTGAATATCTATTAAATCTTCATCTGTTAATTCAGGAAATTGTTTTTTAAGTTCATTAATAGGTATAGTTTTTACTTCACCACAATAATAAATGTCATCAAAGTAAGGTGAATCAGTAAATGACCAAACCATATTTGAAGGATCAACATAATCAATAGTAACACCTTGCGCTTTTGAAAATGAATTTTTAACAGCACCAATACCAATGACAGTTAAATCATTATAAACTCTTTTCTTTATTTCATCATACCTATTGCTTTTTAGTATAACATTTAAAGCTTGCTCTTCAGCTATTTCAACAGCCTGCTTGTATGTTAACTGCATATGAACTGCTAATTCATCTTCATCTTGTGGTAGTTTTTCTGGATCACTTTCCCACAAACTAACACCAAAAGTTTGATCAGCAAACTGATTTAAATCTTGAGTTAACATGTCTCTCATAATAGATTCCATATACTCTGTTCTTTTACTAACACCGTATGGATCCTGTGAGTGTGCTTTTATATCGTATGCCCTATCTGCTATACCATTGACAACTATATCAACAAATTTAGGTATAATAGGTACTGGCTTCCAGTCAAGATTTAAAAATGATAAATCACCGTTTATTGAAAGTTCATCTTTATACTTTTGTATACCTTGTTCTCCTCTAGCATATAATCTTAACCTGTGAAACTCTGCTTGATTTACATTAAATCTATTCATGGAACCATCTCTACCAAACCATTCGGCTTCAATAGCTTGGGCTACCTCTAGACCATATTCATTACTAGCCTTAGTTATATCACTAGCTACCTGACTTGGAAAGTTACCTTTTAATACTTGTTCCGCCATATTTATTTTATTATTCGTGATCTTCCACCGTAATTATTATATTTGGTGAATGTTAAATTTACTTTTTCTCTTTTTATATCAGCATTTGGTTTATATAAATGCTTATTACACGCCATTATTGCTAAACCAGAGCTAATTGTAGCATCAAATTTTGTTCTTTTATTTATATCAAATCTAGACCAATCATTTAATGTTGTGTTAAAATACATATTACCATGTGATCCATCTTCTTTTATACCAACATGGTTTTGTATGTACATTTCAATAGCAGCTGCGTGAGCTTGCTTAATATCTTCGCTTGAGTTTGGTATTCCACCTATTTCTTTTTCAGTAACAGATAATTTATTCCAAACTTTATCAGGTCTGTTCATACTAAAACCTCTATAACCTCTTCTTCTAAGATAATATAATAACCTTGGTTTATTATTCTCTGCAAGCATTGGCATACCGTAAAATACTAATGCCATCAAAACATCTTCAAAAAATATCTCCGCGGTTTGTGGTCGCGCTATATATTCTAAAAAAAATTGGCTTGGAGGGCAATCCTCCATGCTAAATTTTGTTAAACCATGCAAAGAACCTTTTGATCCTTGACCATCAACAGTTCCTGATATATCATAACTATCACAACCAAAAGCACCCATGTGCTCATTACCTGGATATTTTATACCATTTTTAATTACAACGTGATTTTGTTGTTCTATACTTGGTGTCCATGATATTTTAAATCTTCCCTTTGGATCTGGGTAAAATATTACATTTGTATCTTGTACTCCATTTACCCATTGAAAATTTCCAACTGAAACTTGTCCTAAACTACCTTCTTCGTTAAAATCAATTTGTTCATATATTTTAACTAAGTTAAATATACTGTTATTAGCTTCATCTCTAAAAGCATGTTCTTCAGTTCTTGGAAATTGTCTATAAAATTCATTTAAAGCATCTTGATCATTTTTTAAACCTTCAGCTTCATTATCCCAATGCTCAATTACGCCAACATCTATTAAATCACCATGCGGATCGTATGCTGGATCTTTTGGTGTATTAAACACTGGCATACCATATTTATCCATAAAACCCTCGTAATTCCACTCCATTGGTATAAACAAACTATATAAGCCAGATTTAGTTTGTCCATTTTTATTTCTTTTTTCTATATCAGAATCTCTATACAACCTTTTAAAATTATCACCACCTTTATCTAAAGCATTTGATGTTGAACCCATCATACACTTTCCAATGATCCTACTACCTAATCTTAAACATGTTTTTGTTACTCTCCAGTTATTTAATATATTATCAGGTCTCTCCCACTTACCACTCTCATCATGTACTAGTAGATTAAGTTTTTCTCCATCATAACTATTATCACCAGTGTTTTTCCAGTCAATAGTTGTATCTAAACCTACAATCTCTTCAACCTGTTCATTCGTCTGAAGTTTTTTACGAGTAAACTTTTGAGCCGGGACCCTATACGCAAGTTCACTCTTCGGTCGGTCCATACCATCTTGTATCGGTTTAAAGAAAAACGGATAATTAACTGATATTGGTACCACCTTATCTGTAAACATCTTTTTAGCATCCCAACCAGTTTTCGATAATATACCAAATCTTGAGTCACTCGAGATAGTAGCAGAATTAACTGTTTCCGAACTTGCCATAAACGAGAAACCAGATCGTCTATTTTTAAGGTAACATATTCCATAACACCTTGTATCTGCTTTACAAGCTTCCCAAAATATATAGAATAATCTGTTAGATTCTCTAAACTGAGGAGCACCCACATCAATTTTTGACCACTGAAGATACATATAGTGAGTACCGGTAATGTAAGTAGGCTTACCATTATTATTAAACCAAAAACCATTTTCCCTACGATTGAATTCTTCATCTATGTAATCAAACCATTTATCTTTATGTTCGTTGGGATAACCTTTCCAATCAAAAATGGTTTTTACATTTTTTAATGCTTTTGGATACTCAATTTGCTCCCAATGTTGTTCTTCTTTATCTTTAGATCTACTATATACGTTTTTTGGTGCCTTTGGTAATGCTATATTCAAACCCTGAATTTGATATATATCACCAATTACACCTGTTTTACTTATAACAATAAGATCATGTTCTTTGTTATAACCGTATTTCCATTTCTTACTTTTATTAAGCCTTTTTAATGTATTGATTCTTATTGGCTCAACAATTTTATATAACGTTTGTTTATACATTATTTTGATCTACTTTCAGCAAAACCTTTAAATGAGGCTTCTTTTTTTTGTAGAGGCTTATCATCTAGTATTGCTTCTTCTTCTTGTATTCTAGTTAATATCTCAAAAGCATCAAATATAGCTAATTTTTTTGTTGCTGCAGCATTTTTTAATCTATCTGCAGATATATCATCATCACTATCAACAATAGGTTCTTTAGCAACTTTTACTAGTTCTTCAACTGCTCTATAACCAGCTTGGATTATATTCTTCTTCTTTTCCTTGATATTCATATTTAATTGTAATTGAATTAGTTAATACTCTGTATAATCTCTCGTTATCAATAATGAATTCATATTCACTGTATGGAGTAAAACCAATTAAATCATTATGTTTAATACCACTATCATTATCGTTAATATATTTAACAACACCCATTAATGGTTGTTCTTTGTCTATATTAAACTTATCATAGGATTTAATCGGCTTTACAAAACAGTATTCTTTTAATGAATTCCACTTGTTGTTTCTTTTATATGCAAAGACTTGATCTTCCATAACAGCATATTTATCTTTGCTTATATAACTTTTGCTGTTCTTTTCAACACCATGCATATTATACCATCTTCTAAATATATTATGATGTACAATTATAATATCACCTTTTTTAATGTTAGTTTTATTAACTATCGGCGTTTCTATTACAACTGCTTCTCTGTTAACATACTCATGATGAGAAATTTCAGCATTTAGTATTAATTCTTTGTCTCCAATCTTTTTTTTATTATTATAACGCTCACCATGAGGTTTAATAATAAAATTATAAAGACTTTTCATTAATACTCTAAGTTGTATTCAACTGATATAGCCATGTTTTTATTAAAATCTTTCCATGGTAATACATCATCTTGCTTTCGTATAAACACGCTATACTTATCTTGTGATTCCATAATATCACAAATCACATGTCCACCGTAAACCTCTTGGCCAACAGCGTAATGCATAGCTTCGTTTTTATAATCTTTACCAATACTAATTTTTCTTATCAACTTGCTCATCTTCCTTAGGTATTGGTGATAACGTTCCATCTTGTACATTAATGTTAACATTACCATATTTTTCATTTACTTCAGCTTGAAATGCTTGTACTTCTCTTTGTGAAGCTTGTAAACGCTGTATTGCTACAGTTTTTTGTACTTCAAAGTTTCCTATTTGCATTTGCATTTGATTTATACTTTTTACTAAATTTTGAATTTTATCTAGTTCTTCTTTAGTAAGATTTGAATTTTTATTATTTTTTGTCATAATTTTATATTAAATTTTAGTGTATTTTACTTTTCTATTATCACGCAATTGTCACGCTTTTTACTTCTTAATTGGTCTCTTTTTTGGTCCTGCTATATACCAATTCTTATATCCATCTCTTTTTTCACAAATATAATCAAAATATTTGTCTACTTTACCTTTCCAATCTTTATCAATTAATGGGTTTACTATACCAGATTTATAACTGGAAAAACACTTATTTACATAATTATCTAATTGATGTTGGTTAACAAATAAATGATTATTAATACAAGCAAATGATCCCATTAATACATTATTCCAAATATCTATTGGTTCTATTCTTTTACCCAAAACACTTGCATAAATAGCGCTTTCACTAATGTGTGTTGTGTATACTGTTTTAGCTTTTTGTAAATAATAATACACATCCATGTGTCTAGGTAACACACAACTTTCACCAAAAAAATCTTTCATTTCACCAACTATTTGGTGGGTTGTTATTGGGTGTGGTTTAAAATATACATTATCACCATGTTCTTTTTTTATAAATTTCATTCTATTTAAGCAAATATTACTTTTTACTTTATTAGAACCTGGCAATATAACTAAATAATCTTTAGCTGGCCATCTATCAAAATCTTGTTGTCGATCCTGATATTTATTAGCATTTTTTTCTACTATATTTTTCACTAAATATGATTTCCAGTCATCTGGTTTTTTAACATCATGATTCCAAGCATCAATCATTTGTTCATTTCTCATTCTAGTATTCAACGGTTGCATTATAAAACTAGTAGCAAACTCAGTATAACCCATTGTTTTAAAGTAAGGCATTTCTTCTGCCATCACATCATAACTATGTTCTATACTTCTCTCACTACACTTTCTTATAACATATCCCTCTACTTGTTCTAAAATATCGAGATTTTTACTTTTTT